GTGGTGTGCTCCCTGGAAATAATAGTAGGGTTATGCGCATGGGCCCCCGGCAAGCCGGCCAACGTTTGGTTTATGCGCACAAGAAAATATGTCTGTCTCTGTATAATACCGCCTTTACCACGGATTTAATGCGGAACCGCCTCTCTGGCAGACACCAAGAGATTACGAGGGGAAATCAAAGCTGGAAAGTGAGACCGCCTCCAACGAACCCTGCACCGAGGGCCGCTGCTGAAACCACTGCTGGGATAATATATCTGAGCGTTGGGTAGGCTGAGAAAGCAGATGTCATGAAGTACGACCGCGTCAGGGAGCAAATGGCACTAGCGGTAGCCATTTGCGTACTAGTCTTCGCACCTTGTGCTAAGCTGTCCGGGACAATGGGTCCTAAATACACCCCATCCTGATTGAACGCATACAGTTGTGTCGAAAGATTATTTGTAGCGTACACTGATTGGGGTGCCCCTCCAGTAACAGACACCTCAGTGTTGAAATCAAGCTTAGAGGTGTGTGGAACGTTGCCAACGTCCATTGCAGCGGGAGGTCTAAAGGATGCCCCTACGAGCGACACTAAGTCAAGGATGGGTACGCTACCATTGCCAGGTATGACAAACTTGATCGCGGAAGCGGTCAAGTTTGCCAAGGGGAGATAACCATACTTGGTGGCACCACCCCCAATTGACGCCACATCTGTCACTGGTTCGTACGCCGTAGCCGGCAGGGATGCCTGCACTAGGGACTGCTCCACGACTGGTAGATGCAACTCAACAACGTATTCCACCCAAAGATCATACAACAAGTTGGCGGTGGGTGTGTCAAACGCGCACATTAGAAACCCACAGAACGAGGTCCTAGGCTCAATATAGTTGGACCGCCCTGCCAAGTTAACATACTTGACGGGCACATCACGGTGCAGTTCCCCTGGTATACAAACGAGCTCCCCTTCAAGCCAGACGGGGAGTTCCATGGCAGTTCTATTGCCCATGAGCTGCGCCTTACTAACAGCAACTGGATCATCATAATCATAATCCACGGCAGCGTAAAATCTGCCGGCGGTAGTTGAAGCCTGCGATGGGACAAATTTGAACTTGAGCGACTTAAAAGCATACCGCTCAAAGTTAACGCTCAGTCCCGAAAGCCATGGGAACAGCTGACCAGCTGCGGGGTTGATATCATACCCGGGGGTTGCCGCACTAAGCGCCGTCAGGGAGTACCCCGTAGTACTCCCATTGGTGATGGTGCCAACAAATTCCTTGTGCACAACCCGGACAACATTGCCCGAGCCTGACACACTAACACGACTTGTTTTACTGACCAGTCCGCGCGCGACCGGCACCTTACTAATCTGCTTCTCAGGCTTGCTAGCCTGATTTTTCTTCTTATTATTCTGCATATATGGGATACCCCTGCAGTGGGGGACTGTACATGGTGAGGGAACCAATGGAAGCGCCGTGCAGTCTCTCGACATTTTGGTTAGTACGGAACTATTGAGCCTTACGGCACCGTTTTGGGCTATTACCCCAGACCACCCCATTACTCCACCATAACCCTGGTCACCTCCTGGTCGAGCACATTGCCAAGAGTGGAAAGGTCAAGCGCGTCATAGTACCTCTCGAGAGCTTCTTGGAGGTCCGGCACTATTCCAAAGGCGCGTGCAAACGACACTCGTGCCTCAGGAGTGACCGGCGCAACCCTACCAAGAAGGCCCCGGGAGAGCCTGTAGAAACCCGTCTCTCTGAACCTTTCATCCAGGTGTTTAGGATTAAATTTTCTCCCGCGCCGCATAGCGTTGTAGTAACTCTGCATGAGGGGGAGACCAGAAGTCAACGCAATCCCGCAATCACCAATTGCGGACAATTGGGTACTCAGGTATGGTTCAATGGCATACTTGTGCGAGAGTAGGGTAGCATCCTTAGTAAGACACACCCTAGGGTCCCGGACCATACGCCACCTCACACCATCATAGACAGGCTGCGTTTGACAAAAACTGATCCCCTCAAGCTCGTACACTACGGGCTCGACCTTCATTACAAACCCTGCGGTAGCAAAGTATTTCTGGACCTGCCCTTCAATCCGACGAACGTCACATGCCTCCCCTACGAGGACACAGTCGTCGCCGTTGTTGAGCAGTCGTACCTTGGACCGGTTAACCGTAACAAGACCATTGGCTTGTAATAACCCATACACTAATGCACACATGATCAAGCAGTTTCCCATAGCCGTGTTCATGTCACCAGAACAACGGCCGCCTGAGACCTTATACCTCAATCCCCCGTCCAAACACCGAACAAACCCAACATTATGCAGCTGCCTCTGCAGAAGGCTGCGCAGCTCGGGACAACGGTAGTAGAGGTCATACACGCGGTGTTCCCATCGAAGTGCAGAACAACCAACGTGCTGGTCGAACCGTGATGCATCCAAGCCTAAGGCACTGGGGGCGTGGAAACTGTCCCATGCTTGGCTAATGATCTCACCCTGTTCAAAGGCGTTGTACCCCTTCATCACAGTAGGGGCACCGAAAACCGCATCAATATCTCTATACAGGAAGTGTTCGAGCTGATGGAGATAGCGTCCCACACAGACGTTATACTCAGGTTTCCGCGGCTGTATTACCCGCGGGACCACCCGCTTGAGCCCTACGCGCAACTTCTCATGTTTAATGAAAGTTGAAAGGTACGCATCGGACCGAAGTGGGCCTCTGGCCTCCACCCTTTCCGCAGCTTTCGTATAAAGGGCCAATTTCCGACCACGGTACGTGCGGGATGGATAATCC